TTTAGGGGTTCCTCGGTAATCTACTTTAGCCCATACCTGCGCTAAGGTGCTATACGTGCGTACAGCCTGGCCGAAGCCGTCCGTACTTACGCTCGCACTTTGCAAGGTAATTCGTCTATCTAGTTTACCTGGATCAATCAAAGCGGAAAACTCTATAAGGGTTCATTAAGTACTCGGAAGCTGTCGGTAATCGGTGTACGCTGTCTACTCTCTTCTCGTACATTTCGCCAATCATTAACAGCATAGCCATTTTAATGTTAGCGGGTACGTCCGAGGCTTGAGTATAGCCGCAGGTATAGCGAATTATAACAGCGTTTACCGTGTCCTTAGTACCGTACCATCCGTAATCCGGAAATACTCGCGCAGGTTCGCTTACTAAGTCCGTGCGGTAGTCGCTAGAGCTTACAGTAATTTCGTCGCCGTTTCCGTCGATATACTTAACACTCGCTAAGCTTTGTACTGGACCGCGGCTTAAGTAAATAATATTTCTATCGCCGTGGAAAGGGTCTACGCCCGTCTTATAGACTGGGAAAAAATCGTAAAACTCCTCTATAACGGTCGTTAAAAGAAACCTCCCTAAATAGCTCTCGGCCATTTGTGTAGAAGCGTCTATAAGTACCCCTAGCAGGGTGTCCTCTGCGTCGCTATCTACGCGCAAATAATCTTTAACCTCTTGTACGGTTAAAGCTTTTAAAGTTGCTGGGGTAATTATACTGTAGCTCATTACTTCGCTTTGCGGGTTGTTCTTTTAGTGCTTTTTTTGCTTACGGCTCTTTCAGTTTTTACGGCTTGCTTCTCCTCTATTACTTCGCAGAAGCCAGCATTTAAAAACTCGTTAGCAGCTGCAGAGGGCAGCTCTACTACTTGCCCGGAGGTGTAGTAGAAGTCTGCCCCTGCTATAGCTTGGTTAAAAATAACCTTCATTAGCTGCTCAAGCTTACGCTTGTACTAAGTGCTTAATAGCTGAACCTTGCAATACGTTACCGTCGATTCTACGGTAAGCGATAAAGCCAGTAGACAACGCATCAGCAAAACGCTCGTTAAGACGTAGTAACTGTACGCCGCCAGCTTCGTGTACGTAGTACTGCTTAAGATCACCGAAAATAATAGATTTGTTACCAGTAGCGATACCGTCCATATCTTCGTTAATGTATACCGGCTTACCGAAAAGCATATCCGGCTCGCCTACGCTCATTCCCGGTACGTACGCTGGGAAGTCGTTTGAGCTACCGAAACCTAGAACTCTCACAGCTTTAGCTGTTGCAGAATTCATCATAAACCCAGCGCCTGGAGCGTTACGGTAAGAAGCATCTACGCTGTAGAATAAGTCCATTACTTCGCTAACTGTTACAGCTGTAGCAGAAGCAGCAGTCTTACCAGCAGTAGATCCAGTTACGATACCTTGAGGCTTGCTAGAAGCGTCTCCAGTAGTAAGGTGCGCGTTAATACCACGCTTCAAACGGTTAGCTAATTGGCCACCTACGAAGCTAGCCAAATCAAAAGCGTTATCGCTAATCAATTGGTTAGATACTTTTACGATTTTAGAAGAGTAAGTAAACGGCTCGAACTTCACGTTAGTAAAGGTCATATCCGATACGCCCTCAGCTGTGCCCTCCCCTAAGATAGCTGCGACTACGGCCGTGTCATCGTTGGCAGGTAAATTAAAGTGCTGACCGTTAGCCGTGCGAATAACTGTAGCTACTTGCTCGATGTCCGACTTGAATAACTCAGTAGCTGAAACGAAGTCGCTCCAGTTTTCCGGTACCAAGAAACCACCTAAACCGTCGTTAGTAGTAATCTGCGTATCAGTACCGCGAAGCTCTGCTAGTGCGCGAGCCTCTCCAGCGTTAATACCGTTCATACCCTTACGTAAGTAAGCGTTAAAAGCCTCGCGAGCTTCTACTTTAGCATCAGGTGCTAAGTCGCGTAACTCTTCAGCTTTTGCAGCCATTTCTTTCTTTAATTCTTCAGCACGCTCAATACGAGCAGCAGCAGAGCGGAGCTCGTCTACCTCGTTAGAGATTGCGTCGAATTTTTGGTTTTCCTCATTAGATAGGTTACGGTTTTCTGCCTTGGCAGCCGCTACCATACCTTGCATTTGCTCTACTAGAGCGCCGCGCTTTTCGCGCATTTGTTTAGCATTCATCTTTAGCTAGTTTAATTAAAGCGTTGTGTAAATTATAATTTAATTCCTCGGTAGGGGTCTCTCTTGCTTCCTCCGCTTCGCTTTCGCCGTTAGGCTCTGCGCTGCGTAGTCCGCTCGAGGCTTGATTGTACGCCGGAAAAACTACCGGAGATACGTCGAATAAAGAGCCTACCCTCTCTATATATCTTACGTGCTGGCCTTCTTCCATTCGCCAGTTATCCTTTTCTACTGTAAAGCCAAAGCTAGACTGGCTTAAGTCGCCGCGTCTAAATAGCTCTAGCATATCGTTTCCGTAGCTTGTGTTAGGCATCTCAAAGCGGTAGTAAAGGCCTTTGTCGTCTTCCTTAAGCTCTAGGGTTCCCGAAGTTGTACGGGCTAGTAAGTAGTTACTATCGTGGTTATATAACGCTCTTACGTCGTTATCTAAAACCTCACTAAAAGCACCGGGTAAAATAATCTCGCGGAAGCCTCCTAGGTCCTCGCTCATACTATTAAATACGCTGGCGTATCCTTCTACCGTTCTGCCTTCTACAGCTGCTTTAAGCTCGCCGTCGTAAGCTCTCTGCTCTACGATCTCGTTAAGGCTGCGTACCTCTGCACCGTCTACCTTAGTTAAGGTGCTGAATAGGTGCGCTACTCTTAAAGGCGGCTTACGCTCTACAAAAGCGTTTTCTTCGCTATCGTATTCGTAAATACTAATAAGAGCCGCTGGGTCTTCTGCCGTGCCGTTTACTTTAAAGCCGCTGTCTGCTACTATTTGGCCGTCCGTAGTAATCTCTACTACTTTACCCTGGCTTCTACCTCCGGAGCTGTCCCAGCTCACAAAGTCGCCTACCTTTAACTCACCTGCTTCTGCGCGGTCTTCTTCTTTATCATAGCCGGCTTCTTCCATTGCCTCAGCTTTGCCGTAGGTTATAATTATCTCGGTAGCTGTTTCTTCTACGCTTTTAATGTGGCGCAGGCTTTTCTCTTCTTCCATATTCTCTAAGGTTCTTTCTGCCCAGCGGTGCATTTCATCGCCACCCCAGGCCGCGTACATAATAGAGCCGCAAATCTGCTTGCCGTCCTCATCTTTAAAGCTTCCCTTATCGTACACTTTAGCACGGCTTAGAAAGCTGTAAATACGCGGTAGCCTATCCTCGCTTACCGCTTCGCGGTTGGCTATGATCCTAGCGGATTCCCAGCCTACCGGAGTACCGCAGTCGGTGCCCTCTTCCTCGCGGATAGCTAACGCTCTTTTAGCGTTATCGGTTGCAGCTTGTGGGTAGTCAGTCCAGGGCATTAGTCGGCATCTACGTTAGTGTCGTCTTGGCCTGCTCTCTGCATATTAAGAGGCTGTAGGTAAATGTCCCCACCCTCTACCGGGTTAAGGTTCTCTAGGTCTCTAATATCATTAACCGACAGCCAGCCCCAGTTACGCGCTACAGCGTAAGCTTCATACCTAGCCTTTTGGTCTCCTCTCATTAGCCCCTCCATAGTGAAGTAAGCGTAAAGGTTAGGCTCGTCTTCTCTAAATAGCTTACGGTTTAGCTCTACCTCCATACGGCGGACGTAAGGCGTTATACAGTCCCTAACGAACTGTATAGCCTGCTGTTCCGTATTAGCACGCGTAGAGCTATTCTCTAGGTCTGCTAAGTAGCTCGGAGGTATTCTAAAAATTCTAGCTATTTCGTTTACTTGAAATTTACGAGATTGTAAGAACTGGGCCGCTTCCGGATCTAGTCCTATCTTCTCGTACTTCATCCCTTCCTCGAGTATCGCGGTTGAATGTGAGTTACTATTACCCGATTGGGCACGGTTCCAGCTTTCGCGTAGTCTCTTTACTACCTCGGTATTCAATCGGCCAGGAGCTGTAATAACTCCGCCAGCGTTAGCGCCATTAGAATAGAAACGCGCGCCGTACTCTTGGGCCGCTAGCCCAATAGCTACGGCTTCGCGTGCCATTGATAAGGGGCTCTT